CTTGTTGTGATGAAGAGCAGCGATGCACTCCACGCCATATCTTTTATGAAAAGCCTCCGCAAAAAGCCTTACCACATCCTCTGCCCTGTACTGAACAAAACTTTCGGGAAGTGCAATGATACACTCACGCCCCTCAATACATTTCCCTGCTGAACCACTCGCCTTAAAATCCAACTGATTTTCTCTTGCAAGATTTTTCCAAAACTCCGTTGTTGCTCCTTCTGTCTGATAGGTCGCATAGAGATACTCCTGTCGTTTCGGATTGGAGATATAATCAATTCTTCCTGCCACATCGGACAGCTTACTTTGTCTGATAAATGAATGTCTGCCTATAAGCATCCTCCTTCCCTGCCTCTCGCCAGCTTTGCTGTGAGTAGGTGCATAGGCACCTGTTTACGAACTTATCTGCCTGTTGGCAGTGCGGCTCCCGGCAGGGCGAAATACACCCATCGCATAAACGAAGTTTGTGCGATGGGTGTATTTCGCTCTCAAACGCCGAGGGCTTGTTTTGTTTAACAAAATCCGATTACTTCTCGGACTTACGCTTATATTTATGGACATATCCGCCCTTTTGATCTGCCCGTATCCGGGCTGCTTTTTCTATGACTGACAGCAGATGATCTACGGTATTTTCTTCCCATCCGGCTAGCCATATCAGAGTTTTTTCCTCTGCTTTTGTCAGTTCCACGTCTGCCAGTACCTTGTTCATTTTTTGTATCTGTCTGCCCTCCATCTCATAAAATAAAGCATTCGCATTTCTACTTTCTCTTTCCGGCTGCTTCAACATCCGCAACACTCCTTTCCTGCCTTATCTGTTATTTACAGGTGCGTGCCACGCTCCTGTTTTTATCATCAAGGAAGCATTACCACCGAAATTTCTCCGGCACTCCTCGTCTTTCCAGATATTCTTTTCTCGCCTGTTCCCGTTCTTCCTCTGTGGGCGCAGTTTTGTATTTTGAATATAAATCTCTCATCACCAAAGAATCCAACTTTGCTTCTAATCCTTGTTTTATGCTTGGTAAATTTTCTTCCATATCCAACAAATGGAATTTTACAAGTTCCATAAATAGCTGCTCTGGTATCTGTATTTGTTTCATAAGGTCTCCTTTCCAACTCCGCAACAATGCAATGTCTTTAGTGTTTGCAACCTTGCACTTACGTCTCTGCAATTTCTATACACACTGCATTGTTGCATTCTTATCTACGATTTCACAATTTCATCAAGTTTCCAATACCACGATTCTCCGATTCGTTTTCCTTTAATACCCAACTCTTTTTTTGCATTTTCCAATGTTCGTTTTGAAATTCCTTTTTCTTCGGCAAGATTAACAATATCCTCACTTTTCACCACATTATTTGTTTCTGCCAGTTCATAAATGAGTTGTTTTGCCCGCTCCTTTTTATTTGCTTTCGGGGTTACTCCTCCTAGCAATTCGTCTGCCGTAATTTCATAATTGCCTAACCACTGAAACCCGTCTTCTGTCAGTTCAAACGCTTTTGAATGTCCAAATGCAGCAAGGTTATTTTTTATTTGTACAACTGCACGTGTATTTTCCTGTCCCTCTATTCTACCGACTAAAAGAACGCTTCTTGCTACTGCGAAAAAATCAATCGAACCCATTCCTCTATATGCCGCCTTGTTTCCGGCAGCCTTATTCATGTGACCGATCAGGATAATTGCACATTTATACTTCTCTGCTAAAAGTCCTAATTTCTTAGTCATATCTCTTGCTTCATTTGCCCGGTTCATATCCATTCCGCCGCCCAGATAGGCTTGTATCGGGTCTAAAATAAGTAAGCGGGCATTGGTTTGAATAATCGCCTGTTCCAAACGTTCGTCTACCATAGAAAGAGATTTTTCGCTTTCGTCAATGACCATAATTTTCTCGCAATCAGCATCTGCCGCTTCAAGTCTCGGCTTTACTGTATCTGCTAATCCATCCTCGGCAGTCTGATAAATAATATTCATAGGCTCTGATATCGGCATATCTTCATCAAGTCCGACACCTTTTGATAATTTGGCTGCAAGATTCAATACAAGCGTTGTCTTTCCATCTCCGGGATCGCCTTGAATAATCGTCAATTTCCCATAAGGGATAAACGGATACCATAACCATTCAATTTCCTGCGATTGAATGTCTTCCATAAAGTCCTCCATTCAAAAATTCTGTTGTTTCTGCGGAGAACCTCTGTTATACTGATTTTGTAAATATCTTGATAACAAAGGTTATCCGATTTTTCGTAAGTCCTAACAGTTGCCGCTGTCGGGACTTTTTTCTGTTCCCTGCCAAAGATATTTCGCCCCGTCTAACATCCATATAATGGCTTTCAGCATATCCAGACAGTCATTTTTCATCTGCTCCAACCCTTCGTCTGATAACAAAATTTCCTGCTCTTCAAATTGCTTTAGGATTTCTGCAATGTTGTACTGCATAAGTTGTAATTCCTCAACCAGTTGATATATCACTTCCTTTTTCCCGACCACGCACACTTTGTTATAGATACAGGAACGGACAAAATAATCTTTTTTCTGCATACCGCTCGCTTTGATTTTTGCTTCGATTTCATCCCTCTCTCTTGGAGAAATACGAAAACTGATTGTTGGATATTTGTGTACTCCGCTCATAACTACTCCTCTCCGTTGGCGATTTCCAACTTTTCTGCCAATTCCGCTTGTTTATTTGGATACAAATGTGAATAGGTATTCAAGGTAGTCTCAATCTTTTCATGCCCCAACCGTTCTGCAATCGCCAATGGCTGAAATCCCATCTCTACCAATAGAGATGCATGAGAATGCCTCAAATCATGCAGGCGGATACGTCTAACACCTGTTGCTTTTATACCCCTGACCATTTCATGTTCCATAAATGATTTTGTAAATCGAAACATTCTTTCTTTATCTGTAATTCCATACAGCATACTGCAATACTCCTTTAGTTCTTCTGCCAAAAATAGGGGAATTGTTATCTTTCGATTGCTTTTAGGCGTCTTGGGCGGCGTTATCATGTCCTTACCATTTATTCGCTGATAGGATTTGTTAATCCTGATACAACGCTTTTCCAAATCTATATCTTCGTAAGTTAAAGCAAGCAGCTCTCCAATTCTCATACCGGTCCAATATAAAATCAGAAATGCCATTCTCGCTTCCGGCTTGTTTTCCATAGATGGCAGAAACTCTTTGAACTCTTGTTTTGTCCAAAAATCCATTTCATCAGCCTTGCTCTTTCCGATACTTCCTGCTTTTCTGCAAGGATTATCTCGCAAATCATAATAACGTACAGCATAGTTAAAAAGAGCTGCCAACTGATTGTTAATGCTTTTCAAATAAGTTGGGGCATATCCCTTTTTAATCAACTCATTCTGCCATGCTCTGATATCTGAGGTTTGAATTTCACACATTTTCTTGTGCCTAAAATATGGAGTTACTTTCAGATCAAACACATATCGCTTATTGATAATTGTGCTTTCTCTCAAGCGATTCTCCATATCTGCAAAATAAATTTCCACGAAATTTTCAAAACTAATATCCAGATTCTTCTGCTGTTGCTGAAGAAAATTTCTTTCCCATTCATCCGCTTCTCCTTTTGTTTTAAAACCTCGTTTGTTCTTTTTTCGGCGTATTCCCTGCCAATCCTTATAATAAAACTGACTGCGCCATAATTTTCCGTCTCTCGTTGCCGGCATATCATCATTCCCTTTCTTCTAAACTACCATTCCATAAAATTTTTCCTGAAAAAACTTTCTTGGCACTTTTCCCGAAATCACTCGAAATCCCTTTGCTTTCAACTCATCATTCAGTCCTCGAATAACTTTATAGGCATACCCTCTGGATACTCCGAGTAATTCAGCAACTTCATCTGCGGTAATATACATTTTCATCGTATTCTCCATATTCATTTCTCCTTTCCTTTTTAATTTTAGTACACATTTGTGTTCCTTGCAATTCGTATTATATAGTACACATTTGTGTTCGTCAAGTATTTTTCATAATTTTTTATACACAAATGTGTCCCAATGTGCTAAACTATCACTATACACACAAAACACAAAAAGGAGAAACGCTATGACTGTCGGAGAAAAAATCAAATATTATCGGAATATACGTGGAATCTCACAAGAAATGTTGGGGAATCTTTCCGGCATAAATCCGGCTACTATCAAAAAGTATGAATATGGTATTCGCAATCCAAAGCCGGATCAATTACTGAAAATCACAAACGCCCTTGGCATTAGCATTAACCTGTTCATGGATTTTGATATAGAAACTGTATCGGATGTGCTTTCTTTACTGTTTAAACTGGATGAGCAAGTAGATATGAGATTTGAAGCAGAAAAAGATGAAAACGGAGAATTTATCCCTTCTACTATAAAATTATCTTTTCAGAATGCCGCAATCAATCAGAAACTTTGCACCTATCTGAAAGCCAAGCAAGGAGCAGATATTCCCATAGAGGATGTTAAAAACTGTCTTGTTGATGATAATAGAGTAGTCAGAAAAGGAGTGAAACGGATTACTGTAAAAGTATTTCCACAATAAAATTACCAAAGAGGTGACTTAAAATGAAGAAGAAATATCAAGTATTTATCAGCTCAACATATGCTGATTTAAAAGAAGAACGTATGGCTGTTACACAATGCCTTTTGGACAATGATTGCATCCCTGTTGGAATGGAACAATTTCCAGCAAGTGGAATGTCCCAAATGGAATATATAAAAAAAATGCTTGATGATTGTGATTATTATATCTTAATTTTGGCTGGACGCTATGGTACTCTTGATAAAGACGGTATTGGATTTACCGAAAAAGAGTTTGATTATGCATGCCAAAAAAACATACCTATTATGAGTTTTGTTTTTGAAGATTCCTCGTTAATACCAAATGGAAAAAGTGAACAAACAGATCTCGGTAAGAAAAAACTTGCCGCATTCCGAAAAAAAGTATGCGACAGCCGAATGGTTAATTTTCACACTAACATTGACCAACTCAAAGCTAATGTAGCCACGTCCATAAACAAATGCATTAGAGATTTTCCAGCAATTGGTTGGGTACGCAGAGATGGATTCTTAAACAATAATGTTGATATTGAAAACGAAATCTCAAACTATTTAGAAACACACACGATTTCAGAAGACGAAATCAAAGCTCTATTTACTGACACTACTGAAGGTCTCCAAATAATAACTTCCACTAGATATA